CTTTTCCAACATCGAGCAGCAGTCGCTTGAGTTCGTGAAATACACTCTCGATCCCTGGGTGTCACGCCTTGAGTCGAGCATGAACAGAAGACTCCTCTCGGATGAGGAGAAGAAGCAGTACTTCGTGAAATTCAACCTGGACGGCTTGATGAGGGGCGATTACAAGTCCAGGATGGACGGCTATGCTATTGCACGGCAGAACGGCTGGATGAGCGCCAATGATATCAGAGAACTGGAAAACCTCGACCGCATCCCGGCAGAGGAAGGCGGTGATCTGTATCTCATAAACGGAAACATGACAAAGTTAGAGGACGCAGGAATATTCGCTGCAGACGGAAAGGAGGCAGATACCGATGAAAGCGAATAAGTTCTGGAAATGGAAGAACCAGACAGAAACAGAAGAGAGGACGCTGTTTCTTGACGGGGTCATTTCGGAAGTCTCGTGGTTCGATGATGACATCACACCACAGATGTTCAAGGAGGAACTCCTGTCAGGAAGCGGCAACATCACGGTCTGGATCAACTCGCCCGGAGGTGACTGTATCGCTGCAGCGCAGATCTATAACATGCTGACTGACTACGCCGGAAATGTAACGGTGAAGATAGACGGCATCGCTGCGTCAGCGGCATCAGTCATCGCTATGGCAGGGGATTCAGTACAGATGTCTCCGGTATCCATGATGATGATCCACAATCCTGCAACCATCGCGATGGGTGACCATAATGAAATGGCCAAAGCCATCGAGATGCTGAACGAGGTAAAGGAGAGCATCATGAATGCCTATGCGGCAAAGACCGGACTCTCCCGTGCGAAGCTGTCAAGGCTCATGGATGAGGAAACCTGGATGAATGCAAACAAGGCACTTCAAATGGGGTTCTGTGACATGATCATGGGCAGGCGTACTGAGGAGGATGAACCGGACGATGAGCCGGATGAGACACCGCCGGATGAACCGGAAGAAAAACCGGATAAGGAAGAGGAAGAAGAGGAGAAGACAAAAGCAAATGTCAGACCTCTTCTTTTTTCGCGCAAAAAGGAAAGCGATGAGCTCGTGGCAAAGCTGACAGCTCTCGCAGACAAGCCAAAGGGGCACTCTGTGGACGATGTCCTGGAGCGTCTTGAAACCATTAAGAATTTCATGTAACGGAGGTATACGACATGACTATTTTAGAGATGATGGATAAGAGAAAGAAAGCGTGGGAAGCTGCGAAGAACTTCGCGGAAAGCCACAGAACCGAGAACGGGACCATGACCGATGAGGACTACGGCACTTATCAGAACATGGAGAAGGAGATCGCAGATTTCACACGTGAGATCCAGAGGATGCAGAGAGAAGAGCAGATGGAGCAGACCCTTGCACAGCCTGTGAACTCCCCTCTGATCAGAAAGCCGATGAAAGCGGATATGCCGGAGGAGAAGACGGGAAGAGCATCTGATGAATACAGACGCGACATGATCACCGCACTCCGCACCAACTTCAGAAAGGTATCCAACCTTCTGCAGGAAGGCGTGGATTCTGACGGCGGATATCTCGTGCCGGAAGAGTACGATCACCGTCTGGTCGATATCCTGACCGAGAACAACATCATGAGAACGCTGGGACATAAGATCACGACTTCCGGTCTGCATAAGATCAATGTCACAGCCACCAAGCCTGCGGCACTGTGGGTGGAGGAAGGCGGTCAGCTGACCTTCTCCGATGCGACATTCGGACAGATCACCATTGATGCCTACAAGCTGGCAGTCGGTGTGAAGATCACCAACGAACTGCTCTTTGACAATGCTTTCAACCTGGAAGGATATATCATCCAGGAATTCGGCAAGGCACTGGGCAATGCAGAAGAGGATGCCTTCCTCAACGGTGACGGAAACCACAAGCCGCTCGGTATCTTCCATGCAAACGGTGGAGCCACTGCCGATGTGACCACAGGATCAGTCGGCAAGATCGATTCTGACGATATCCTGAACCTGATCTACGCGCTGAAGCGTCCGTACCGCAAGAATGCGAAGTTCATCATGAACGATGCGACCATCGCTGAGATCAGAAAACTGAAGGACAAGAACGGGGCATATATGTGGCAGCCTGCCATGACACTTGGTGAGCCGGACAGACTTCTCGGCTATCCGCTGTACACTTCTGCTTACGCTCCTGCAATCAGTGCCGGAGATCCTGCTATCGCATTCGGTGACTTCTCCTACTACAATATCGCCGACCGCGGCACAAGATCCTTCCAGGAACTGAAGGAACTCTATGCAGAAACGGATACCACAGGCTTTATTGCCAAGGAGAGAGTGGACGGCAAGCTGATCCTTCCGGAAGCGGTACATCTGCTTACAGTCAAGCAGAGCGGTTCCGGTTCCTGATAACGACTGACGGGGCGGTGTCATTACGGCACCGCCTCTTTTGTGAGGTGAGAACATGATCGTTGAACTTGATGAAATGAAGAACTATCTCCGTGTAGACCATGAGGACGATGATTCGCTTATAGAGAAGCTGATAACATCGGCTGAAGCTATCTGCCTTGATGTGTCACGCTGCGGATCCATGGAGGAGTTCTCTGAAGCGGAGAATGCGAAGATAGCTGTTCTGTATGCGACTGCCTATCTGTATGAGCACAGGGAGGAAGCCGACCATCACGCTATGCTTCTCACGCTCCGGGCACTGCTCTTCGGTGTCCGGGAAGGAGGATTCTGATGGATATAGCGATGCTGAATGAAAAGGTCACCTTCCAGAAGAACGGAGTGGTCACAGACCGGATCGGCAACCACACGAATGCCTGGACGGATTATTACACGTGCTCTGCCACCATCAGCGGAGAAAACGGCAGAGAGGAACAGGACGCAGGCCAGACCGTGGAGCATCCGGATATGAATGTGACCATCCGCTGGTGCAGGAAAGCTGCCGCCATAAAAGAGGACGGATACCGCATCATTTTTCACGGACAGCTTTATGACATCATCGGTATCGACCATTTCTCATATAAGAAAGAGGCACTGAAGTTCAGGTGCAGAAAGGCAGACCGCTGATGGCTAAGAAAGTGAAGATAGACGGACTGGCTGATGCAGTCATGAAGGAACTGGATGAGTATTCGAAGGTCATCGATGAGGATATGCGGAAGGCAGTCTCGAAAGCCGGACAGACCGTCCGGAAAGAGATCAGTGCGAATGCACCGAAGCGTCACGGAGACTATGCAAAGAGCTGGTCGACAAAGAAGACACGGCAGACTTCAAGGTCCCTTGAGGTGACGGTGTATTCCAGGAACCGCTATCAGCTGGCACATCTCCTGGAGCATGGCCATGCGAAAAGGAACGGCGGCAGGACAAGAGCACAGGTGCATATCGCTCCTGCCGAGCAGAACGGCATCCGTCAGCTGGAGGAGGACATCAAAAGGAGTATCAGAAATGGATAAGCTTTTAGAGATCATAGCAGAGATCGGGATACCCTCCGCCTATGACCATTTTGCGGAAGGGGAGTCACCGGCACCGCCTTTCATATGCTATCTGATCCCCGGTAACGACAACTTCGCAGCGGACGGAAAGGCATACTTCAAAGCGGAGCAGGTGCATCTTGAACTTTACACGGATAAGAAAGATCCGGAAACAGAACAATTGGTAGAAGCCGTGCTGGACTCGCACGGTGTTTTTTATGACAGGACAGAGGTATGGATCGAGTCCGAGAAACTCTATGAAGTCCTGTACTACTTTGAAACGGAGGCAGACATATGAGCAATAAAGTCAAATACAATCTGAAGAACGTCCATGCCGCTGTCCTTACGGAAACGGTAGAGGATGGAGTTACAAGTTTCAGCTACGGCACCCCGAAGCCGATCCCCGGAGCGGTATCCATTGCCCTCGATGCGGAAGGTGAATCCTCGCCGTTCTATGCAGACGGGATCGTGTACTTCCGTTCCGTGACGAACAACGGGTATTCCGGTGACCTTGAGATCGCACTCATCCCGGAATGGTTCAGAACGGAAGTGCTTCAGGAAGAGAAAGACAGCAAGGGAGTCCTGATCGAAAAGAGCACGGGAGCAGAGAACACCAAGTTCGCTCTGCTGTTTGAGTTCGACGGGGACGAGAAAGCGATCAGACACGTCATGTACAAGTGCACGGCATCCCGTCCGTCCCTGGAGTCCGAAACCAAGGAAGACACCATCGAGCCGGGTACTGAGAAACTGACTATCACAGCAGACCCGAGATCAGACGGCCTTGTCAAGGCAAGGACCGGAGATACCACTGATGCAGAAACCTATGCGAACTGGTATGGTGCCGTGTATGTATCTGAAGCTGCGGCAGCACAGAATGAAGAACCGGAGGACTAAGCGATGATAGAGAAAAATATCGATATCAGCGGTCAGCAGGTGAAGTTCCGTTCGTCTGCCACCATTCCCCGTCTGTACCGCATCAAGTTCAAAAGGGATATCTTCAAGGACCTGACGAAACTGGAGAAGGCATACAGCAAAAAGGAAAAGGAAGGCGATGAGGATCTCGAAATCGATGACCTTGAGATCTTCGAGAACGTGGCCTACATCATGGCCTACCATGCAGACCCGACCATTCCGAAGACCATCGATGAATGGCTCGACCAGTTCGAGATGTTCTCCATCTACCAGGTGCTCCCGGAGATCCTTGAACTGTGGGGAAGCAACATGATGACGGACATCGAAGCAAAAAAAGGGTTAGCAGAAGTGAGCGGGAAATGACCACGCCACTGTTCCTTCTGCGCTGCATAGAGATAGGGATATCCGTATCAGACCTCGATCTTCTGACCGTGGGTCTGGTACTGGATATCTGGACAGAGAGAACGAATGACGGCGTGAAGTATGCCCGAATAGCCGGGCAGGAGGATTTCGACAAGTTTTAAGGAGGTGAAGGCCTGTGGCAAACAGGATCAAAGGCATAACAGTCGAGATAGGCGGCGATACCACGGGTCTTGACAAGGCGTTAAAGGGCGTCAACAGCACGATAAGAAACACGCAGAGCAGTCTCCGGGATGTGAACCGTCTGCTGAAACTGGACCCGAAGAACACCACACTGCTTGCCCAGAAGCAGAAACTGCTGAAGGATTCCATCAATGCGACCAAGGAGAAGCTGGACGGTCTGAAGGAAGCACAGAAGCAGGCCAAGGAGCAGCTTGAGAGAGGTGAACTCGGGCAGGACAAGTATGATGCCCTGCAGCGTGAGA